TTACCGAAGGCTCCAAAAAAGGAACCAATGGTAATGCCTTATCTCATGCAAAACTGTACGTTGAAAGAGACGGATATTTGGAAGAGATAAAAAGAATGGAAGTACATGAGAGTAATATTATAGGACATGCTGGTCACAGATTGGTTCTAAAAACTCAAAAGGAAAAGAAATTTACCATTGCGGACAGTCTCAAAAAAGACTCATAATGCATGCGTGGGTTACCCTTAAAAAACTATGGGTCCAGAAGCTAAATTATACCAAAAACTTAGGCGAGATTGGAAAGAATTTACTCTATCGAGGGTTGAAAACCTTAGCTCTCTTGGTCATCCTGATATACTGGGCTACAATACTAATCGGCACTTTTTCACTATTGAATTAAAAGTAACCAAGGGTAAAAAATTAAAATTTAGTCCTCACCAAATAGCCTTCCATTACACACATCCTGAAAATACTTTTATCCTAGCCCAGACCCTTGGTCCGAGGTCCTTGAATACTTATTCAATGTACAAGGGATCACAGATCATGGAACTTAAAACTTGCGGCTTGGAGCTTGATGCTTGGCGCCTGGGGCTTGACGCTTGCCGCTTGGCGCTTTCCAAGCTTGGAGCCTGACGCTTGGAGCTTGGTCCCTGGATCTTGAAGCTTGAGGCCCGGACCAGGTGCACGCGTGCCAGCAGCGCGACTGCTGAATACAACTCCGCTAATGACCTGATCCGTATATTCCCGCAGGAATTTTTTAATGTTCACCGTAACAAACATTTGAAACTGATTTGTCCCAACAAGCTCGACAATCTTTACACTGATTGCCTTGAAGGGGCGCCGGGCAAGTGACATCGATTTTTTTAGTTGAGACTGTTGAGGTATGAGGCCAGCTGTTACCTGCTGCCTGGTCCACCATCGGAATGGAGAACCGGACAACAAGATTGTCAGGAGCTTCAACAATATAGTCTTTGGTCCATGCTTCACGCGTTGGCATCCAGTGCTTAACTTCAGGCGTGAGTTTACATACTTCATAGATTCGTCTCAAGTGGTCCAGGTTTTGAACATCGCCTGAGTCGTGCCAGCGGAAGTATTTGACCTTCTTTGAATTAATTTGTGCAGCCATAGCTTCAACCCATTTAGGATGGGTCAAAGATCTAAATCTTTTATATTGCGCATCAATAACATTTTTAAATCTATACCGGCCACGCTCAAAGGCGTAACAATTAGCACAGACTGAACCAGCTACAGCTCGTAACTTTGTGCCAGTCTTGCACTCGTGAGCTGGCGTTGAATATGCAAATCCGGGCATCTTGCCAGGCTTGCTTAATGTGTGAGTTATAGCCTCCGCTTCTTTAATCTTCATTATTTATTCTCCTGTATTTTATAGGATGTTATAACCCTATAATTTAATCTTGTCAAGCTTGCTGCTTGACGCTTGCAGCTTGCCGCTTGTTGCTTGTAGCTTGGTCCCTGGTCCTCGAGCCAGCGCGCGTGGCCAAGAAACATCTTGGCCATTGGTAGTCCGGGGCGCCTACTCATTATCATTCTGTCTTTGTCTCGCAACTGAAGATTCTTGATCAGCTTTCACTAATCTGAGGATCTCTTCCAGCGCATCCGCTATTCTATTCAGACTGCCTTGTAATATGTACAGACCATCTGTTACTGTTTGGTTTTTATCTTTTTCCATAATTATACCTTTCTATATACATCCTATCATATCCCGTAACCATTGTCAAGCTTCCAGTACAAGTTAAGATCTTACTCTTTCACTCTCAATCGGTGGAAGCTTGAAGCTTGGCGCTTGTAGCTTTCTTTTTCTTTTTTTTAATCATATAAACCCAGCGCTGCCCCGTAGCTTGCGGACCCGGCAACGCTGAGCAAAGGCTGCCCCACCCGAAGTCACTTAGCGCGAAGCATTTGGTGAGCGGAATGTGTGCCTTTTATCAGGTGGACTCTCTTCACACTACTGGTTCCATGGACCACAGTACTAATAGAGTCCACCAAATAAAATTCACTGGACAATAGCAAATAGCAGGGGATATGCTATTCAGCACCCTGCTATGTACCACGCTAATTTGAGTTTTTTAATTCCGTATATTAGCAAAAGGGAATTCCTACTTGCCAGATTGGCACGTACGCTTTTTAAGCCTTTCCGACATATCCTATATAATACTTGACAATGTAGTTGTCAAGTGCTAAAACAATTTTAATTTAACCAATACAGGAGAAAAAATGACCGAGAAAAGACTAACATTAAATAGTGAAAAAAGAAAAGCTATTGCTGATGTGTTTCAAACACACTTTGAACAAAATAGTCCAAAGTATGAATTACATAAAAAAGCAATTGCTAATTACAACCAAGCAAGAACTGACATGAAAGTAATGGCAGAAACAGTTGTAAGACACCACCAACCACAAGAAGATGTAGATACAATTAGAAGTATGATTGCTAAATACAATTCAAGTGGTGGAGAGTTGTATAAAGATAATTGTTTTTACTTTACTGCACCACCAAGAAACGAAACTGATAGTGAGGGTAGAACAAGAGAAGTTGTTGATGAAGAACATGTTAAGTTTGATTTAAGTGAGGAGTTTGCAAGGTCTTATTATAGAGATGAGATTAAAGCAAAAGGTCTTAATCCTGACTTTCATGTTGCAATCAATGAGAACTACGACAAACGAAGTCCAAGTTATTACACTATGGAAACCCAAGTAAATAAATTTACAGGGCATTATAATAGTAGCAACGATAATAAAACTCAAATGTCATTAAAAGATGAGTGGGAAAAAGATTTCCAATTAACTACTATTGGTTCATCTTATTGTCATAGTCGTATGTTTGCAGTTGACCAAGATACATTTAAACTTTTCAAATCATTTAATACTTTGAGAGAGAATGTTAAATTATCTCATCAACAATTGTTTAGTCATGTCAATGGTAAAATGGAAAAACTAAAACTTGGTTTAAAATCTTATAGATACTTTGACCAAGCAAAAGACTTAGCTGACAAATTAGGTGTTGCACTTAATGAGGGCATACTGAATGAGAGTAGCAGTATGGCTTTGTCTGTTTATAGTCCGACAAATTTAGCTGATCTTTTAACTGATAAGGTTGAACAAACTAGAGAGGAAAAAATTGCTATTGCAAGGTCAATAATGCAACAAGCAACAGTAAATTAAATAGTTGACATGGGGTATTCTATAGGATAGAATACCCCTATAACAAATACAGGAGAAAAAACATGGAACTAAACAAACAATTCACAATCACTTATTATTCTAATAAGGATAAAAAGCATATAACTAGACAAGGCAAGTGGACTGACAAATGTAGATATTGGACTAGCAAAGTTGGAGATAGTTTAATAACATACTTTGACATGGACAAAGACGCATACAGAACTGCCAAAGGCAGTTGGAAAGTGAGGTATTAATGACACAATTAAATGATGAGCATTTTGAATTGCACACTAAAAACAAAGCTGAGCAATTTGAACGACAAAAAATAAAGTTTCTAGAAGATAGAATTAAGACTCTAGAAACTGCAATAGAAAGCCATGCCAAAATCTTAGCAAGATTTCAAATGACTGAGGGAGATAAGTCATGAGTAATTTTGTTTGGTGTCATGGACCTAACTGCCATACCTCTCACACTCAGGATAGGATAAGAGGTGTCAAAGGTAGCAAGGTCCTAAGAACTAGGAAAGTTGCAGTTAACAAATGGAATAGTGGAGAGCACTTTAATATGTATTCTTATTTCTGTAGCAATGGTTGTTACAATGACTTTGCTAATAAACATGTAAGAGAAGTCATAGCCATTGCACCAAGGACCGAGGCTCTCGAAACACCTGTTAATATAACTAGGGATAGTCAACCAGACAGGTGGGGTTCTTATAATACTCAGATAACAACAGTTGACAACAATGGTGGATAGTATAGGATAAGGCTATTAACATACAGGAGAAAACATGACACAACAAATCAAAGCAACAAACCCTTACTCAGGTCAATCAACGATGTTAACACCAGAGGAACACAAGTTATACATCGAGATCAAGGAACATGAGAGAGATGAGGAATACAATCAGATGCAAAAGAAGTTGTCTAAGTTTAGTAGACTTAATGCAAGTGCATTCATGGTACTACTAGACTAACCGAGTTACAAACATGTGTGACCCTGTTGGGTCACACACACCACCCCCGGGTCAAGGCACCCAAGCCCACCCCAATCCATCTAGTACCTAAACCAGAACGGAACTAACTCAGAACGCATATAAGCGATACACCTTTACATAAAAAGGGGTCCCACTACTCTCGTATATTTTGCTTGTTTTAGAGAGACAGGGGTGATAAAAAACTTCTTCACAGTAAAAAGTGCGACAAAAAATTATAAAAAATTTTTATGGATTTAAATAATATAGATATAAGTAAGCTTCCCGCCGATATAAGAAAAGAATTTTTACAATATAAAGTTATGCATGCCGAAAAAAAGATCCAAGGCAAAGCAAAAGAAGACTTTATGTCCTTCGTTAAGTGTGTTTGGCCTGAATTTATAGAAGGTGCGCACCACAGAGTCATAGCTCAAAAGTTTAATGACCTAGCAAATAAAAAAATTAATAGATTAATAGTGAATATGCCACCCAGACACACCAAATCTGAGTTTGCATCTTTTCTACTTCCTGCCTGGATGGTGGGCCGTAATCCAAAACTCAAGATCATTCAAGCAACTCACACAGGTGAACTTGCTGTAAGGTTTGGTCGTAAGGCTAAAACACTTATTGATAGTGATGAATACAGAAAAGTATTTGAAACAAGTTTAAGAGAAGACAGTCAAGCCGCTGGTAGGTGGGAAACAGCACAAGGTGGCGAATATTTTGCAGCTGGTGTCGGCGGTGCAATCACTGGACGGGGTGCTGACTTATTAATAATTGACGATCCACACTCGGAGCAAGACGCAATGTCTGCTTCTGCGTTTGATAATGCTTATGAATGGTACACATCAGGACCACGTCAGCGTTTACAACCAGGTGGACAGATAGTTTTAGTTATGACTAGGTGGTCTAAAAAAGATTTGACTGGAGTTTTGTTAAATAATCAAAAAGAAGTTAAAGGCGATCAATGGGACGTGGTAGAATTTCCAGCAATCATCGATAAAAAACCTGTTTGGCCTGAATATTGGAATATAGATGAGTTAGAATCAGTTAAAGCTACTTTACCTGTTGGAAAATGGAACGCACAATGGATGCAAGAGCCAACTTCTGAAGAAGGAGCTATAATAAAACGTGAATGGTGGCAAGTTTGGGACAAAGATGAGCTTCCATACGTTGAATATGTAATTCAAAGTTATGATACGGCGTTTTTAAAGAAAGAAACTGCCGATTACAGCGCAATTACAACTTGGGGAGTGTTTTATCCGAATGAAGATGCAAAACCAAATTTAATTTTAATGGATTCTGTAAAAGATAGGTTTGAATTTCCAGAACTTAGAAGAGTTGCACTCGATCAATACAACTATTGGAAACCAGACATGGTAATTGTCGAACAAAAAGCATCAGGAACTCCCTTGACCCATGAATTACGTCAAATGGACATTCCGGTGATGACTTTTACGCCAAGTCGTGGTAATGATAAACACGTACGTGTAAATACTTGTGCACCGCTTTTTGAAGCTGGTTTAATTTGGGCGCCGGATATGAAGTTTGCAGAAGAAGTTGTAGAAGAATGTGCAGCTTTCCCACACGGCGATCATGATGACTTAGTCGATTCTATGACTATGGCTGTCATGCGGTTCAGACAAGGAGGGTTTTTAACTCACCCTGAAGATTATATTGATGAACCCAAACAGCCCGTTAACAAGGAATATTATTAATGCAAAAATTATTTAAAGAATTATTTAAACAGTTTGTCGCTAAGAATGGGGTTGAACCTAAAGGCATAGATCTTATTAGATTAAAATATAAAGCTGCTGAATTAAATAGGCAAGCTAACAAAATTAAAATTGTTGATTTTGAAAAAACGCCCATTACAATTAAACGCGGACAAGAGGCAACAGTCAATACTCTTAAAACAAAATCAGATGACGTGGCTCCCGGAACACTTCAAGCAGATGTAGAAAATCTTAAAGTAGATGCTGAAGATATAATGAATGATGCTATTAGAAATAAAAATCAAGCTATGACTGATTTAGATGATTTTATAGAAACAGGGGGTCAACCTTTTAAAAAGAAAGATAACAAGTTTCTTGGGGGTAGCATGCATGAAGAAGGACAGATTAGAACTGGTATCAGAATGTTTTTACAAGACGAAGTTAAAAATGGCAGATTAAAATTAAATAAAGAAGATTTAGCTAGAGTCATGGAATACTTTCCAACAATTGCAGATGATCCAATTTTAGTATTTAAAAAAATATACGGCGATGATGCGTATAACGCTGCTGGTAAGTTTCCAGGTGCCTTTGAAAACGGTGCAGATTATAATGCGTACAGAGAAATATTTAAAAAAAACATGGATGAGTCTTATCTTAAAATTAAAAAAACAGAAAACCTTGGTGATGGTACATTAACTTTAACTGATGAAGTTAGAGCGCCTATTAAAGATGAAGACGTACCTTTTGCAGGCGGCGGGGTAGTTAAAAGGATTATTAAATCATTAACTATGAAAAACAAAGATCCGATGGATTCTATGAAAGAGTTAAATGAAGTTCTTAAAAGAAGAAAAGAATTAGATCTAACAGATAATCAAGTAGATGAAATTATGGACGCTGGTAATGATTGGATATTTCAAAGAGATCCAGATAATTTATTTATGCCAGATAAAACGACACCCAAATCTTTCTTTGACGACACAGTTGAAGAAGTTGACCTTAGTCAAGGTATGATTGATTTAGATGAATTAAATTTTACTAAAAATGCTCAAGCAGCTAAGGAAGCAATAGATAGTACTTCAGACGCAGATTTACTTATGAGAAAATATCCAGGAATGAATATAAAACTTGCAACACAAATTGCAAATGACACAAATCCAAAACGTAAAGCCGATGTAATTGCTATGGTAGAGCAAACAATGGAAATG